CCGGAATCGAACCGTTGTTGCGAAGGGCGTTGATGTCGTTGTCAGCCGTGCCAACTCGACCTTCAGTCTCAAGCAAGCGAGTTGCTACAAACTGAAGCGCGGGTGGAACGATCAGACGACGAGGACGTGCCGCGATCAGCAGACCACGCTCGTCGGTAAATGCGGCGATGTTAATCACAGCATCTTCCAGCGAGGTCTCGTTCAGATCAGCCGCAACGGTAGGACGGTTGGCGTTAGTGCCACCGTTTACCAGCGGGTGAGCCGTGCTGAACAGCGTTACGCCGTCACCAGAGTTGTAAGACGTAAAGCCGTCGTTAAGCGGGTTGGCCGCTTTAACCTGCTTGGTGTGAGCCATAGCCCGAGCCAGCGCCTTGGTATAACGAGCAGACAAAGAGTCATACAGGTTATCTTCCATGGCTTCTTCAGTGATAGAGAAGCCAAGGGCGATGGTTTCGTGGTTATAGCGAGCAGTGAAAGACTCCTGTGCAGAGTCGTAGCTGATGGCGGCGCCTTCAGCCTTGACCGGTGCCGCACCGAATCCAGACAGCTTCACTTCTTCTTCAAACGAACGCTCAGATGATTCAGTTTCGTAAATCATCGTGTGCTCGTCATCGTACCGCTCATACTCCAGACCGAACAAGGCGTTCAGACCGGGGAGCAGTTCTTTCAGCATTTGTGCGCGTGAAATAGCCATTTCCTAAGTCTCCTTAAACGCCAGTCGTGTTGTCGTACTGATGGCCTACGTTGAACTTCATAATGATGTCGGTGAAAGAATCACCTACAGCACTATTCGGTCCATCAACGAAGTCTACAATACGGAAGGGCAGTGTAGCAGTGGTATTGGCGGTAGATTGATCTGCCGCGTTTTTACTGCGTCCTATGCTCGTAGAGCCAGCCGTATAAGCTACGTCGATGTTGTTGCCAAGATTGGTCTGGGCAAGAGATCCGTCTGCCTGCATTTGAATCAGGACATTGGGATCATCCACAACGTAAGCAACCGCGTCAGAGGCAACCGTTGAGGCGGGCCACTGTTGGTTGAAGGTTTTTTGGTTGGTGCTGGGGTCGGTGTAAGCACAGCCCACAAAGATGCCAACAAACGCTGGAGTGCCAGCCGCATCAGTGGTTGTTTCTTTTTGCACCGTTCCATCGGTATGGATCTTCACAAAATCGCCATAAAAAATGCCAGTGCCGTAGCCTGAAGCAATCTTGATATGGCGCACTTTCCCGGTGAAAGAACCAGAAGCACTGAGCGTGCCGACAGGTTCCGCACCCATTGGAGTAGCTGTAGTAGCCATTTATCTCTCCTTAAAGGATTGTAGCTAACGAAGCCGCTCCGTCTTACGGGAGTCAGCTTCGACCAAAGGTTGTCCGAGTAGACCGCTCTGGGTTCAGAACGGGCATTCGGGGGTCGTTTTGCTTGAGGAAGTTGTTGTCCACAGATTCCATTTGACTTGCCGCCATTCTCTGGAAGTGCTCTTCGCGGGCGCGCATCTTCTCCTCGGGCGCCTTGCACAACAGCAAGCCTCCGATTTCGATGTTGCCCTCAAATCGCGAGTCAATGTCAGACATGACACTCAGTTCCGGGTGGTCTTCCGCTCTCACGGGAGTCCAACCTTCTCTGAACTTTTGAGAAACGTTGGTGTTGTCAGCGTGCCCCAATGTGCTGGTGCGTACCCAACGAAATACCCAGCCGTCTTGCGGATCTGGCGTTGGTAGTACGGAAGCAGGCTTCCAAGAGTCCGATGGACGTTGTTCAACTTCTCGGGCTTCAGCCGCCCGCGTGGTGCGCTCTTCTGCCATTACTGATTCTCCTTGAGTATCTGGTTGGCATACTGTTCTACAGTAAGCCCAAGCCGCTTTGCGAGGGCGACTTGAGTTCGACTCAGCCTCACTTTGCGTGGCTTAGCGCCGTTATTCCTTGCGGAAGGCGCCACCACCACGGATGGACTACGGGGGGTCGAGGAGGACCGATTGTCCGAGTCGGAGTATTCTCCCCCGAAGTATTCTGGAAACTTGTTCCGCACTCTTGCATTTAGCGCCTCGTAGTATTCGTCGGAATCGGCTTGGATTCCTTCGTCCTCTACAAGGTGGTTGTGTACGCCATACGCAAAAGCGGTCATTTCCGAGTGGCCCGGCTGTTGGAACCACTCCTGATTCTCTTTGGCCCAAGACAGGGCTTTTTCTGACGGCTTGCGGACATTTGCATTTACTTGAGCTTGTTGCTGGGCAAAATGCCGAGCCATCTGCTCTTCTTTCTGCCACTGCTCTTGTTGCTGAGCATACTGCTGAGAGCGGTTGCTGTAGTCCGAGTTGCCGCGAAGCGCCGCGTCATGCTCCATTTGAGCGCGATTTAGAGCCTTTTGGGCCGCTATCTGCTCATCTGTGTTGCCTTCCTCCACAGCCTTTCTATAGGCAGATTCTGCGTGAGCCAAGGCGTATTTCGCCCGGTCCTGCATCTGGCCTAGCAGTACCGCCTCGCCC